TCCACCAGAAACCAGGACGGCACTGTGAGGGACGCCACCGACGTCTTTTGGGATACCGTGGACGCCCTGGGCCGGGTGGAGGACGCCACCACCCGCGGCATTTACGCCCAGACCCTGCTGGGCAGCCACTACAACACACTGAACCCGCTGATTGAGGCGGGCAGCAAGGCCTACAAGGACATGGCCGATGAGGGCATGCGCACATCCGTGGTTTCAGAGGAGCAGGTCAAAAAACTGGGCGAGCTCAACGACGCCCAGGAAGCACTAAATGCTTCTTTGGAAAAGGCCAAGTTTGATACGCTCGCGTCCCTGGCACCGACCTTTACCGAAATTTCAAAGGCCATGGGCGAGGCTGTTAAGAGCTTTAACGAGTTTACCCAGAGCGAAGAAGGCCAGGCAGCCATGGCGGAGCTTAACGAAGCCTTAAAGGGCGTTATCAATTCCTTCCTGGGCGAGGACAACGGCAAGGGCACCTTCCAGGCCATCGTGGAAGGTGCCACCGGCGCGGTGAACGCCTTTACCAAGGCGATGGAATGGATCAAGGATAACGGCGACATCGTAAAAGCTGCCCTGATCGGAATCGGGGCCGTGTGGGCCGGGCTCAATGTGGCCCCGCCGGTGCTGGAAGCCCTGCACCTGATCCAGAAGATCAATTGGGGCAGCGTCAGCAAGGGAACGGCAGATGCCACCAAGGCCGCGGCAAACGCTGCTTCCGCCGCGAACCCCGGAGCCGGGGCGGCAGCTGCGGGCTTCGGCGTCTCCGCCGGCAGCCTGCTCATGGGCAGCGCTGCCGCTTATGGGCTTTACAAAGCGGACGAACTGTATGCCAGCCTGCCCGGCGGAAGATCGGCCATCAAGGATATTGGCTACAACCTGGGCTTATATAACTACACGCCACACAGCGAAAGCGGCCAGCAGATCTACGAAAGCATCCGCCAGGCCGTGACCGACGGCCTGGACGCCTCCGAGTTTACCAAGCAGAAATACGGTTCTGAAAGCCTGGGCGAGTATTACACCCAGAAGAACGAAACCTTTGCCAGGTGGGACGCGGAGGGCCGCAAGTATAACAAAAATCAGAACCTGGAAAACGCATACGCCCAGCTGGAGAAGCTGGCGGACGAGGCTGCCGCCAAGCTGGACGGGGCTGCGCAAACCGCCCAGAAGAAGGGCCAGGAGGCCGCCGACAATTTCACCGCCGGCATCACCGAAAACGCCCCCGCAGCCGCCGAAGCTGCCGGCGATATGAGCCAGCAGGTCAGCAACACCGTGGAGGAAGAGATGTCCTTCATGGAAGTGTTTGGCAATAACGCCGCGGAGGGCTTCGCCCAGGGCATTTATGACAGCATTCCCTCCGCCGTTGCGGCGGCCCAGGAGATGGCCAGCCAGGTGCAAGACGCCCTCAGCTCTGCGCTGGACATCCATAGCCCCAGCCGGGTATTAATGCGCATGGGCCAGTTTACCGCCCAGGGCTTCGCGGAGGGCATCGATGCCGGCATGGCCCAAGTGGAGGCCGCCACCGCCCGCATGGGCCGGGCCGCCATGGCCGAGCCCACCTACCGCAGCGGCGGCAGCTGGGGCGCGGATCCCGCCGCCGGCCAAAGCGGCCGGCAGGACGGCGGCAGCGGCGGCATAAACGCCACCATCGTGATGGACAAAACCGTGGTGGGTCAGCTGGTGGCGCCCATCGTCAATGATGTGATCGGCGCTAACGTGGCCGCACAACGCAGATATTAAGGAGGGATTGCCTTTGCCCCGTCATCTTTCCGCCTGGGTCAACGGCGTGGCCCTGACCTCCGCGGTGCCCCGGGCCATCATCCGGGATATTTACTTTGACGCCGCGGAAAGCGACCTGACCACCGGCGACCGGCCGGGCCAATACGGACAGCGCGTGCTGGGCCTGCACCGCAAGAGCCTGCATGTGGGCGTGGAGTTTGTAGTCCGCGAACTGTTTGACCTGGCTGCCCGCAGCGCTGCCCAGGAGGCGGCTGCAGCCTGGGCGCAGGACGGCCGCCTGCAGGTGAGCAACAAGCCGGAGCGATACCTGCAGATGCGGTGCACCGGCGCGCCATCCTTGCTGGCCGCCCGGGATTACACCGCCGTGCTGCGGGCGGACTTCACCGCCCTGGCCGTGCCATATTGGCAGGATTTGAACACCGTGGCCCTGAGCCTGACCGGCACCAGCGGCAACGGTACCCTGCGCCCGCTGGGCACCTATGGCCCGCAGCGGCTGACCGTCACCGTCACGCCCGCCAGCGCCAGGTTGACCACCCTGACGCTGACCGCCGGCAGCACCAGAATGAGCTTTTCCGGCCTCAGCGTGGCGGCAGGCACGCCGCTGATCCTAAGCTACGACGCGGAGAACCTGCTCACAATCACCGCCGGCGGTGTGGGCCAGCTGAGCCACCGCAGCGGCAGTGATGATCTGCTGGTCACACCGCAGCAGGCCAACACTCTGAGCTTTACGGCCAACACTGGCTGCACCGTCAAATTTGAAGCAAGGGGGCTGTACAAATGATCGCTGTGCCGCTTCCCCGCCTGCTGGATGCCAGCCTGCAGGAGGTGCGCCGCCTGCATCCCCTGGCGGCTTCCATCAGCCTGGTGTCTCCCGGCACCAGCGAGGCCACGCTGACCCTGGCCGCTCGGGATCCCCAGCCCGCCATGCATCAGTGGGTGGAGCTGTACACCCAGCACGGAAGCGCGGGGCTGTACCGCGTCACCGGCATCAGCAACACCTACACCGGCGAAACGCAGATCGCCCTGCGCCACGGCATTGACACCTTGAGCGACAGCGTGTATATGCAGCAGGCCGACGAGACCACCCTGACCGTGCGTCAGCTGCTGACCAATATGCTGGGCTACCAGACCGCCCGTGTGGCGGGCCGCGTGCCCTGGCAACTGGGCGCCGTGGCGGATAACACCACCATCAAGCGGGCCTTTAACTATGACAACCTGGCGGAGCTGCTGAACGGCATCGCGGAGGAAAAACAGGGCTATTACTTCACCTATGATTTCAGCACATCACCCTGGACACTGAATTTTGTGCAGAAGCCCGCGGCGGTGGCCAGCGAATTCCGCCTGAGCCGCAACATCGAGAGCCTGACCGTGACGCTGGACGACAGCGAGCTGTGCACGCAGCTGCTGCTGAGCGTGAACGTGATGACCACCACCACGCCCACCACGCCGGATGACCCGGACGCGGACTGGCCCACCGTGACCGCCAACGAAAGCGTGGTGCGAACATACAACAATGCGCAAGCGCAGGCCCAGTGGGGCATTGTGCAAAAGACGGCCAGCATAGACACCCAGGACGACATCACGGGCCAGGGATTCCCCAACGCGGACGCCTGGGCGGCCCGGTTCATGGCAGACCACAGCCAGCCCACGCTGCAGATCCAGATCGGCGGCGAGGACTTGAAGGAGATCACCGGCGACAGCTACGATGAGCATCGCCTGGGCGCCCTGTGCCGGGTGGCCCTGCCGGATCACGACGCCACCTTTGACGAGCGCGTGGTGGCCATCGGCTACCCGGATATTTACGGCGCGCCAACCCGGGTAAACGTGAGCCTGGCCAACCGGCTGCCGCGCTTCTCCAATTCCATTGCCCAGGCCCAGCAGGCCGCCAGCAAGGCCAGCAGCACCGCCAATACCGCCAAACGCAGCGCCGGCGGCGGAGGCGGCGGCACGGCCAAGGAACTGGAAAGCTGGGCCATGATCGTAAAAAAGAGCAAGGAGGCCGAGGACGCCACCGGCATCACCGAGATGTACGAGACCGGCATCCTGCTGGACGCCGAGACCGGCGCCAAGCTGTACAGCCTGAGACAGGGCTTTGTGAGCCAGTACGCCGAGCTCAACGTGCAAAGCGGCCAGATCAGCACCCTGGTGCAGACCACCAACGGCCTGGACAGCCGCATCACGCAAACGGCCACGCAGATCCAGACCGAAGTGACCAACCGCGAGAACGCCGACCAGGTCCTGTCCAGCCAGATCACGCAGACGGCGGATCAAATTGCGCTGAAAGTTTCCAAAGGAGATGTAAGCACCCAGCTTGCGGTTGAGTGCGGCAACGTATCCATCAGCGGCGGCAATCTGGTGGTGGGCGGGTATATCACCAGCCAGGGCCTGATCACGGCTATGGGTAATTTCAGCGGCAGCATCAGCGCGACGGGTGCTATATCGGGATCTTCTCTGACCGGCGCGAATGTCACGCTGCAGGGCCATACGCTGACCAGCAACCTGCTCAGTATATCCAATAAAACGTTCTACGTGGCTGCTGACGGGCCGGTGAGCCTGTTTCATTACCATTCGCTTACGGCCAGCGAATCCGACGGCAAGATTTACCTTACGCTTGGCCCCGATCAGGCCACGGAGGGCACCGCAAATTTTAATATCGCCGACACCAAAACGTACAAGGATGGGGTGTCGGCAGTAACGCTAAAAAACCTTTCCCCAAGCGCTGGTACGTACTATCCGGACTACGGCGTATATACAAATATTACTGTCAACCTGACCAACGGCAAATCCGCTTCGCAGTACACCTATGTTCCCGTGACGATCCCGCAGGGAAAAACTGTTACGGCTTACTATCCGAGCAGTTTTGAGGTAACAAACGTTGTAAAAACGTCCCGTGGCTACACGGTATATGCGGATATTAAGGTAAAGGTTGAATACTCGGACGGCACAAGCGATACAAGCGGAGCCTATTCCCGCTCTGCCAGCTATTACGATTAAGGAGGGCCTATGGAAACCGAAAAACGCGATATGACAGCCGTTGAAGCGGTAAAAATCACCCGAAATCTGCTGGCCGATGTAGCCATCCCGGCAAAGTATATGGAGCAGATCAGCGTTATTAACGCGGCTTGCAAGAACCTTGATGTGATTGAAAAAATGATCGAAAACGAATTGAAGGAGGCGCGGCATGCGGACGATCAGGACGAGCAAGAAGAAAACGTACCAGGTTGATTACTGCGGTGTAGGCTACATGGGCATGGTAAAGTTGCAGTTGCAGGATGCCCGCTCGCTCGGCGAAATCGCACCGGAAATGGACGGGCTGGACTGGCTGGAATATACCGACAGGGACGGCACCAAAGCCCTTTTTGAAGGATACACCGTATTAAAGCGCGTTGAATGGATCGATCCGCGCAGCGTTGTGATCCTGCTTGACAAGGAGGCCACCGATGCTTCCGAGATTTGAGGTTTGGCTGGAAACTGACATGTCCGCTTTGCCGAACGTGGTTGCGCTGCCCGATGATACCTTCACGGCGGATGCGCAGGCAAACAAGGTAGGCGTACGGGTGTACAAGGGCGAAGCGCCTGTTGAAATTTCCGGCACCATCAAGGGATATATTATTACCCCTGACAACCGTACAATTACCGTGAATGGCATCAAAAACAATAACGAGGCGTATGTGATCCTTCCTGCTTCCGCCTATACTGCGCCGGGAAAAATCGTCGTGTACATCAAGTGCGTTGATGGCGACAGCACCACAACCATCGGCGCATGCCAGTGCATGATGCATCGTGCTGTGACGGAGGTGAACGTATGAACTTTGAAACTTGGCTGCAATCCGACCTGACCAAACCGCTGAAAGTGCAAACGCTTCACGGCCTGTTCTTCTCGGCGGATAATGCGGCGAACCGGATTGGCATTGAGGTGTTCAACGCCGGTCTTCCGGCTGCCCTGAGCGGTACTTGCATTGGCTACGCCATCCGGGCGGACGGCGGCACGCTGACCATTACCGGCGCAGTGAACGGCAACAAAGCCAGCATTATCCTGCCTACCAGCGCGTATGTAATCGAAGGCCCACTGAATATCGTCATCAAAATAGTCAGCGGCAGTGTAAAAACTACCATCGGCGCATGCCAGGGTTATGTGCAGCGGGCCACCACCGACACCATTATCGATCCCGGCCATGTGATCCCCAGCATGGAGGAATTGCTGGCTCTGATCGAGCCGATGGAACAGGGAACAGCCGCCGCCAACGCGGCAGCGGCCAGCGCGAACACAGCCGCCACCAACGCCAATAACAAGGCCAGCGCGGCCAATACGGCGGCCACCAATGCGAACAACGCTGCGTCCACGGCCAATACTGCGGCCACAAACGCTAACACCGCCAGGGACAACGCCAATGCGGCGGCGGATGCGGCCAACGCGGCAGCGGCAGCAGCGCCCACGCAGGCCAGCAGCGAGATTAAATATCAGGTATCCACCAACGGAACCAACATTCCCACCGGACAATGGCAGGATGCTATCCCCAACGTGCCGCAGGGCAGCTGGCTGTGGGTGCGGACCATCATCACCTGGGATAATGGAGAGGTATCCGATCCGATTTATTCCAAAGCTCGCTCCGGCATTGACGGCAGCGGCTCAGTGGTGTCGGTAAACAGCCTGAGTCCGGATGCAAACGGCAATGTTAATCTTGGCGATATCGTTCACACGGTCAACGGAACAGCTCCTGACAGCTCCGGCAACGTGGCGCTGGGTAGCCTGGTCAAACAGGTGAACAGCATATCGCCTGACAACTCCGGTAACGTTTCCCTGGGGGATATCGTCCATAAGGTCAATAACGTTTCCCCAGACAGCGGCGGCAACGTTGCCCTTCCCATCGATGACGCACCCACCGCTGGCAGTAGCAATCCGGTAACGAGCGGCGGAATCAAAACCGCGCTGGATGAAAAAATAGCGTCGCTCGGCGCAAATCTCATCACGAGCGTTTCGGACGATACGGTGGCGTTCTGGCTTAGTAAAGGCTCCGGTTATGTGTATTTCAACGTTGCCGATTGTCTGCACGGTCAGCCGTATCGGTTCGGCTTTCTGGTGTCATATGTTTACGGCACTAACGTGTATCAGGAGTTTTACAGCACAAATGACTTTACCGGCCCGTATTACCGTTTTGCTAATACAAGCCAAACGGCCATGCCGTCATTTGAGGCGAAGACGAAAGAAGGAAGCATCACGTTTGCCAGCGGCATAGCAACCGCATCAGATACGAGATACCCAACGAAGGTGTTTCGGTACGGAAATGTTATTTGTCTGCAAGCGGCGGTGCAAACGACAGACAGCTCCAACTTTTCCTCGACCTACCGCGAACTGTTTACGCTGCCGGTTGGATATCGGCCAGCTTACCGCATCATGGCAGCCGGTTGCGTAGGTAACAGTATTTGGAATCAAACATTTGCCGCAAAAATCAACATTGAATCGGGCGGCGCGGTATCCGTGTATATCCCGTCCACATCCGCTACCAACGCCAACATGTGCCAATTCTGTGTATCATTCATTGTATAAGGAGGATATAAAAGATGAGCAATTTTTACAGAGTGATTGAAGATCGCATTCTGCTGAACGGAGAATTCAGCCCGGTTGTGCAGCACTATCAGGGAGATGAGACCGTGACCGATCCTGAGACAGGCAAAACTTATACCCTGACGGCCAAAGACCGTGCTCTGTCGCGTTACCACGAGATTTGCTCCGCTGCTGCGCGGAGCGTAATCCCGTATCATGCGGTGGTTCTGGAAATGGAAGACAACACCGTGCTTGAGAACGCATATTGGGATCGCCGTCAGGAAAACACCGCCGAATAAGGAGGCGCTGTAGTTGAACGCTCAAACCTTCCTGGCCTGGATCCGCCGCAACGCCGCCCGCGTCACGCGCTACC